GTTAGATATTGGATTGCTGAAACTGGTCAGAAAAAATTACAGAATACAATCTATTATCAATATGATATTTATCATACAATAAAAACTTATATTAGAAATCGTTATTTTGATAAACTTCATTATTTGCACACTGGATTAAAGCCAGGATCATATTATGATCTCGACTATAGAATTCTGCATGGATTATTTAATGAACTTGTAATCTATGTTGAGACAGAATGTGCGTGGGTCTATGGCAAGCCAAAAGAAGTTAAACATCTTTATAAATTCAAGAATGGATCATGTAAACAAGCCGGATTGGATTATTTAGAGTGGGGAATCAAAGACAAATACAAAAACAAACTAACTCCTTTCGCTAAAAGTTGCAAAGAAATTAAGCGATTGTATATCTGGTGGACAGAAAAAAGACCAAACCGTAAAAATCCACACTTAGATAAGTGGTATGAGGAAGATAATAAAATGCTTATTAGTCTTATTAATATACGAAAGGATTTGTGGACATGAATGAAAAAATATATAACGATATTACTGATTTTTATAATGATGTTGGAGACTATATTCATTTAGAATACAAACCAAAATATCATAAAGAATATTTCAAAGACGAAAACATTGATAAACTTTTTGATATAGTTGGGCGTCATTATATGGGTGGAAATAATGTACCAGATACGGCAGGAATGGTTGTTGACTATTTTAGGATGATCAAATGAATATTTTTAAACAATTATGGGATAATTTTACTGATTTACATGAACCTAAAACCATGACTCCTGTTGCTCCAACAGAGTTTGTCATGTATAATGATATGTATCCTTATACTGTTGAGCAGACAATAAGAGTTACTCATCATAGCAAACCCAAAAGGCGTGATCCTGCAAGAAAATGGAACAAGACAAAGAACTACCGATTTTAGGCAATAGTGTTAATGGTTCTACTGAGCCATTTGCCGAAATATATTTACTAGAATTTGAAGAATGGTATAGTGTAGAATGATTGCTCTCTCTGACTGGATTAAAGAAAAAAATAAGTTTGACGGCGTTAGTGTGGTTAGATTAATACATGATGGTCAAGCCCATGATTATAATCGCTGGAAATTTAGTGGACAAAATATTTTCTTCTTTGAAAATGATATGAAGGTTGGTCACATATTATGGACAACTGAGAATATAACAGTTATTGATGACAATCATATTATAATTAATGAAGGACATGAACACTCTATTGGTATGGAATTATTTTATGGTGGAGCAATTCTATGATATCATTTAAAGAATTTTTAGATCTTGTTGATAAAACATATCATGAACATAGTTTTGATTGGCGTTATGGTCAAACTATTATGAATGTTTTACATGGAGCGTGGCCCATTAAATATAACGAAATAGTAACAGAACAAACTTATGATTGTTACTATAATGATGGAACTGTTCGTTTTACATTAGACAAATTAGAAAAAGAGTGGCCTAGTGGATATTGATGATTATATTAATTCTTTGATAAGGGAAAATGAGAGCTTTAAAAATCTTGTTGAATCTTTAAAAGATGAAATTCGTATTCAACGTAAAGAGATCGCTGTTCTAAGAGAAGAAAGGAGACTTATTTTAGACAAAGATAAAGGACCGAATAATTTAACATGGATAGAAGAAAAAATTTACTAATTTCAAGGAGGAAAATATGAAAAAGTTTATTTTAGGACTAATGTTTACAGGATTGATTGCTGGAATTTGTGAGGCACGACCAAGATACTATTCTAATAATAGTAATAAAACTTACTCTTATACAAATAATGTATCTGGTAATAATAGCACCGCTCAAGGTGTGGCAGAAATGATGGCTTCAAGAGGAACTGTTGCTCATTTCGGTGGTAATTCTGGGTACGAAGGATGTGGTAGCGGATTTTCTCAGCAACAAGCATATAACAATTGTTGTTTTGCTAATAGTGGCATGACAACTGTTGATGTTGGATATGCACAGGGTAGAGATGGTCGCTGGTATTGTTGCCGTCGATATTCTAGGTAATTTGTATTATCTAATCTATCAAGATTGACTTGACTAAGGGGGTTGCGGAATATTAATCCGTAGCCCCCTAAAGTCTTGACAGCGGATTGTCGATATGGTATACTATAGAGAACCATTGGAGACAATATATGAACACTGTTGACGCTATTAATACCATTCAAAGTTCTTTGATTGAAAAAGATAATATTATTAAGCGTATGGAAGAAAAAAATTCCCAACTAATTAAAGTTGTGGCTACTATACGAACCAATTTAGAACGTGCGATCAAGGGTCATACTCCGCTAAATCAAGCAGTATACGATGCTGTTGACTTGTGTAGGGCAAACTTTAAGTATATGGACTACAGTTCGGGCCAGATTAAACAAGACCCGCCGCTCAACGATTCAGATAAAATTTTACCATGAAAAATAATGACAAAATAAAAAAACAAATAGATAAAATAGGATTTGGACAAACTCTACAATGTTTGATAGAGATTGTGGATGATTCTATAAACTCTAATAATACTTCTCCGCTTTGGAAACTAACTCTTGCTGAACATCTGGAAAATGCCTATGATGCTTATATGAACAAGGGTCACGATTCCTTATGTGGGATAAATAATGATTAATTGCATAAAAAAACCCTATAATAGTGTTTGGGTTTGGGCAGATTCTCAGGAAGAATTGGGCTTAACTTTTATGCGTTTTCAAGAATATTATGAAAGTGCTAACCCAGAATTTAAAGGAAAAATCTTTACACTAGGACAATTGAAACGATGGTATTCTGAAACTTATGGTGCAAATAACTATCATACAACCTGGGTAGGATTTAATCTTCCAAGTAATGCTTTGATTCCTTTTAAAGAAGGTTTATTTGATCCACTAACAATAGAAGAACAAAGATTATTAGATTTATTTAAATATCGTAGTGATAATTTCTATATTATAGGAGCGCAAAATAGTAGCACATTAAGACATGAATTGTCCCATGCTTTGTATGCTTCTAACGATAAATATCGTAATGAAATAAATAAATTTCTAAATAAAAATAAGAATAAGATTAAACAAACCGCTAAATATATTTTAGACAAAGGATACTGTGAAGAAGTTTTATATGACGAAATTCAGGCTTATATCACAGACAATGATGACAATCAGTTAATTAATAATACTTGCTCGTCAATTATTGCTGGAGTAAATAATATCTTTAACAAATATAATGTGGAAAAGGTCAAAAAATAATGTATGATCCAGAAGATACTGAGTTGTGTGATGAAGAAAAGAGTTATCACGAATGGGTGGCTCAAAATTTAGACTTTATCCAAAATAATAAACAACACGTTGGAGTTATGAAAAAGTTATATATGGCAGGTTTTGCTGCTGGATTTAGTTATAAGAAAAAACTCACTGCTGCGGAGTATCTTCAAAAATGAGTCCAATGTATAATCCAGATGATTGGGGTCAAGAGTTTGATATGACTCTAAAGTATGAGCCTATGAGTAGTTCAACTGTCAATACAATACTAAGTAAATATAAAAACGATGAGTGTTTAGATTATATTAAAGAGTTATGGAATCTTATTGATTATCAACGCAAATATATTGCAGAACAAACAAAAACCATTGTGGCTATGAAACATAAAGTAGCCTGGAAAAGATATGACAAAGATGAATCAATATTCACTGATCATCTTAATAAACCAAAAAGAACAGATAATATGGGATGCTGATTATGTTTAAAATTACAGAAGTTAAAAGTTGGGCAAAAACTTGGGGTTACTCTATTCTGAAAGAGAAGGATGACAGTATCAATGGTGCTAGTTATTATTGGATGAAAAATGATGATCCTAATGTGAGTGGAGTGGAGTTAAGCGTAAGTAAAGTAGCTACAGCAATATATAATAATATTTCTAATAATAAATGGATAGAACATCAAAAAAACTTCAGAGAAAATAAAGAAGATGCAAAATTCTCAACAGCAGAATAATGAGGTTGAAAACCAATGCTTAGTACCAGTTGTTGTTACAACTCCTGTTTTTAATGGAATAATTAGTGGCATATCCAGCGTAATTGCTGTTTATTTTTTTAAGCCGGTATGGGATAAAATAACCAAAACATTAAATACTAATAAAAATGAAATACGTTAAATTTATATCAAAAGAAAACGAATGGTTTGATGTTGGTACTGAGGTTTTTGACGCTACAATATGCGATTGGGGAAGAACTTCAAAGAGGATATCAAAAGAAGATTATGATAATGTTTGGGCTAAAGCAGGACACATACTTGGTCGAGGATTACGAAATGGTTTTTGGGATGAAGAACTTTGTCCACTAGAAGAGTTTGAGATATTATACACAGAGGATCAAATATGAACGTAAAATTAGTTAGTGTTACCCCGGATGCCGAAAAGTTAATGGCTTATTGTGCCAGAGTAAGTAATCCATCTAATCAAAATAACGAAAACTATGCTAAATTACTTAAATATTGTATAGATCATCAGCATTGGAGTATTTTTGAGCATGGGTTTATGACTGTAGAGATTAATACAACAAGAGGACTTGCTGCTCAGATTCTTCGTCACAGAAGTTTCACATTTCAAGAATTCAGTCAGCGTTATGCTGATACAACTCTTTTAGCAGAAGAAATTCCATTGTTTGAACTTCGCCGTCAAGATAACAAAAACAGACAAAATAGTATTGACGATATTGGTGATGAAATACGAGCAAAATGGCATACAAAAATTCGTGAGCATTTTGGTAAGGCTAAAGCACTATATGACGATATGATTAAAGATGGTATTGCTAAAGAATGTGCCAGATTTATATTACCACTAGCAACTCCTACAAGACTTTATATGAGCGGGACGGCACGTTCATGGATACATTATATTGAACTACGTTCTGGTCATGGTACTCAAAAAGAGCATATGACTATTGCTAACGAATGTAAACAAATTTTTATCGAACAATTTCCTACTATTGGAGAGGCTTTAGGTTGGAGAAATGAAACAGTATAATGTTACTGCTCAAGTTTATAATAAGTATGATATTTATAAACAAACACTTCTGATGAACCACGTTGTTTCTGCATCATCGAAAGACGATGCTATTGATTCTTTTAATAAATGTTTTATTTTAGATTATAAAATACTCAAAATATATTCTGTAGAAATAATTAATGAATAATTTTATTGTATTTATTTTATGTAAAGATTTTTCTCATAAAAGTAATGAATACGCAAAAGCCTTATCTCAAAAAAATATAGAATATCGTATAATTTGCGATTTATGTTCTATCGAAGATGATTCACAACTCTTATCTGATGGTTTTTATAATTTAACTAGATCACCATACATAAAAAAACCTAGTGCTTGGGATAAATCTTTCTATACTATTGTACAATATAATTTACTAGAACAATATGATTATTTCTATTTTATAGAGGACGATGTTTATAGCAAAAATTATGAAACATTGATTTCGTTCATTACTGATGCACAGTCTATATTTACGGTTGATTTGATAACTAAAAAAATTCGACCAAAATCTAATCATCCAAAATGGCAGCACTGGAAAGAAGACTATATTAATCAATTTAATAATCCTCATCAATCTTTTAATCCTTTATGTAGATTATCTAAAACTCTAATAAAGAAGATATTGTCTTATAGAGAGCAACACAATCTGTTTAATTTTCATGAAGTACTGTTTGCTTCACTATGTTTAGAACATAATTTATCTTATATTAATTATATTGAAAGTAGTATTCTAAATAAATATATAGGAAACTTTAGATATAATCCTATTATGGTAGAATCAGATATAAGCGACCACCTTATCCACCACCCTGTTAAAGATTCCAAATCTGACAGAGAAAAGGGTATAGTTTCGCTTGACAAAAGACGATAGTATGGTATACTCCCATTTGGAGGCTAATATGCGATACGGTTTGTGTTGTATTTCATTGAAACTTAAAGAACAAGGAATTGGTCATAAAACCATGACCTTTAAAAGATTTAATTCTTTGCCGCGAGAGGAAGCACTATCAACTCTTGGTGACAGAATTCTCAATAATCTTGTGACAACTCGTAAAACTATTGAGTTTTGTGGACAGAACGATTATGTTTATCGTGTTAGTAGTGATATTTTTCCACTGATTACTTATGATGAGGCCAATGTTAGTCTAGAGGATTTACCAAACCATGATGACATTCAAGATGAGTTTGATAATATTGCACAAACTATTACCGCTAGTAATGTTCGCGTTTCTTGTCACCCTAGCGAGTTTAATTCACTCTCAAGTCTCACCAATAAAGTTGTGGAAAAAACAATTACCGAACTCAACTTCTACAGCAGTTTCTTCGACAGAATCGGCTTGCCAGCAAATACTAACAGTCCAATGAATTTGCACGTTCATAATAACAATGGCACTAGAGAAGAAATTAGTCACCGTTTTTATGAAAATTTTAAGCGTCTAGACGAAAATTGTCAGGCACGACTCACTATTGAGAATGACGACAAACTTAATTGCTGGAGTGTACGCGAGTTGGTGGACATTTTTCATCCTATTACTCGTATCCCGATTTGTTTCGACTATCTTCATCATAAGTGTCATCCTAATAATTTGACAGAAGTTGAGGCTATCAATATGTGTTATGATACTTGGCAAACTCGTCCTCTATTTCATTATAGCGAAAGTAGAGAAGGTAATAATCCAAGGGCTCATGCCGACTATGCTGAAAATCCATTCGATAACTATGGACTAGAATTTGATATTGATATGGAACTCAAAGGCAAAGATTACGCTATTGAAAAATTTGAATCTATTGTATTATGTCAAAAAGTATAAATCATATTTTCTCTAAAAAGATAGAAAATTTTAGAGGTAATAGAGATAATTATAAAAATAAACCAAAATATATACCAGTTCCATCTAAAGAAAAAGATATTAATACAATACTTAACAATAAAATTAAAAGATTTCATCGAGATAAAAAACAATGGAAGTATCCACCAGTGACATTTAAAGTAAAAGATTTGTTAGAAAAAATAGGGGACAACCCAGTATGCTATTTAACTGGTCGAAAAATAGACTTACTTGATGGAAAATCATATCATTTAGACCATATTATTCCTAAAGATAAAGGTGGCTCTAATACATTAGATAATTGCAATATTGCTTGTAAAGATGCTAATCAAGCAAAAGGAAACTTGCTTTATCATGAATTTATTCTACTATGTGAAGAAGTCTTAGATCATCATAAAAATAAGGATCATTAATTATGAGTGCTTGGTTAATTGCTTTTACTGGCTGCTGTTATTTATATGTTGCATTAGAGCAGTATATGGTTCATCGTAATATTGGTATGTTAATAACATACATTGGATATGCTTTTGCTAATGTTGGATTATATATGTTAGCATCAAAATGAGGATATAATCATGAAAGAACCAAAAAGAATAAAACTAACAGATAATCCTGAAAATAAAAGAGTAAATTTAACACCGCTACCATCAGATTATAAGTACGATATTGAGATGGAAAATGATGTTTGGATAAACAATGAAAATAATAAACAAAACAATTCGCAAAGCATACCAAAATTGGAGTCCAAATCCTCTGATTAGGTGTTATCATTATTCTGCCGCATTTGATGGTCAGAAAATGATTTGTTTCACCCAAAATAACCCGATTAAAACGCATACTGGTGCTTATAGAATTGGAGAAGATTTTAATCTGGAAAAATACAAGGAGTTTCCTTATTATCATTCTGAATCTCGTCTTATTTCTAAACTTTTGGATAAGTATAATACCATTGATCCTAATTGGTCAATTGTTGTTATGCGTATCAACAGAAAGGGATTGGTTTTAGGAAGTAAGCCATGCGAAAATTGTGATAAACTTCTTAATGCAGTAGAATTAAACACTGTCTATTATAGCAACGATGATGGCAGTTTTAGTGACAGTTTTGGAGATTCCATTCAAGTAGAGTCCTTGACAATGCCGATGATTATGGTATAATCCGCTGTACGGAGGAAACCATGAACTGTATTTATTGTACAACTGAAATTCCAGAAGGACGAGCAGACTTTCTAATTGAAACTAATAGACGAGCAACTTGTTTGAGTTGTTCTGTTGAGTCAAAAGCAGTAGGATTTATGGATTGGGGACATAAAACTGCCCCTAGTCTTGTTATGGTTCCAAGTAATGCAAAACAAACTATTCGTATCCTTGATCGTGCAAACAGGAGAGCCAGATGAATAAAATGACTTGGTTAGACTTGTATAACTTCCTATATGAAAGAGCAAACGATATTAATAATCCCGGCAGTTTCCCTTGGCAAGAACCTGTACAGGTATTTGATTTTGAAACACTAGAATATTATCCCACTGATTTTATTCAAATGCCAGATAATAAGATTTCTTTGAGTATTGATACTTCTAAGACAAACATGGAGACTGTTTAAATGGAATTAGAAATCGAAAGCCTCTTGTTTAAGCAAGTTGAAAAACCTAAGCATCATCTTATGACTAAGATTATTAATGTCTGGGAAAATCGTTATCGAGTTAATGTCTATATTGAAATTGAAGAAGATAATCTGACTAAGAAGCGTATCCACAGCAGTTATTTTTGTCATTATAATCCTGGCAAACTTGAAATTATGAGTGGCCCTAGTGGAATTTTTCTAAAGTAGACCACTTGACAACGCCGATAACTGATGTATACTTAGAGCATACTTCAAAGGAGATAAACGATGCCCAAAGGTAAAAAAACTTGTCCGAAATGCAATCACGAAACTGGACCGCGAGCATATTGCTGCTCCAAATGCAATTATGTTTTTGTTTTCAAGCCAAAGAGCAAAGAGGCTAAGAATACAAAGATTATTCAGAATGTTAACTGGCGTGAACTTGTAAAGGGAGACAGAATCAAGGTTGGTGGAGGCCCATACTTCGTTAGCAGGGGTGAATTTATTCCTATGGGTTATAGAGGCAAATTCGTTGTTGAATCAATAGATGAGAATGGTATTCTTGCTTGGGGTATTGATAAGAGTACCGGATTTGCTCATATCTATATGGGCGGAGATATTCAGAATAAGGAAACAGGAGTTTGGAAAACCAAACACAAACTGATTAAACTTAAGCAGAAAGAACATACTGTATGAGTAATAAAAGCGAGTCACTTTCTAAACTCTATTCATATAGAGAGCAAATAGAGAATAATCTGAACGAAATTCAGGCCATTCTTGGGGCAAATTTTCCAGAAGAATATGCTGTGGCATCACAACATTGGATTGTCCAAATTAAAACCGCACTAACAGATAATACTCGATATCTTCCTCGTGGAGAATATAGTATGGATTATACTCTTCGTAGAATAGAAGATAAACTATTTTTTGAATCTGATAAAGGTGTATCTAAATATATCTAATTGGGAGACTATAAAATGGACAACGATCTTTACGCTATTACAAATATCGAAGGATACGCCTCAGAAATGAGGCAGGCTGCTGCCTATAGTCTGTGTTCAGACTCAAACAACGATAATCTAGATGACTATATTAGTCTAAAACAAATGATTAATTTGGTTAAGAATGAATGTATTGGTTTTGATGATAATGATCGTCCTCTTTTGAATGAAGATGCTAACGAAAAAATTTATGAGTCTACTGTGACTTGGATACATAATGTTGGACTGGCTAAACTTGCAGCAAAGGATTTGGTTCAATGTGCTTGGGATGATAAAACCAATGAGATGATTTTTTGGGCTAATCCCGAACTTAATAAACAAACCACTGTAAAGAAAAAGAGAAAATCCAATGACGAATCCGTCAAACGAAGAAATAAGAAGAAAGATCAGGGATCTTGAAGATAAGATACATGATTGTAAAGCGTATATCTCATCAGATTTTTGTGTGAGTTGTAATGAGATGTATGAAAATATTAAAAAGTATGAAGCAGAAATAAGGACGATAAAAGAATTATATCATAATGATTAGGACGATTAAGGAAATTTTACCCAAAAATAGAACATATTATGTTGCTGTTTCTATGGGCGTAGATAGTGTTGCCGCTATTCACTATTTACAAAGCAAAGGATATAGTTTAATCCCTATTCATTTTAATCATAATTTAAGAGATCAAAATTTTATTATGATGGAAAAATTTCTGCACTTCTGCACAAGCCTTGGTTTGTCTGGTCATGTTGGGATTGGTAAAAATCTTAATACAGAAAAAGATTGCAGAAATGCTAGATTAAATTTCTATAGTAAAATTGTTAAGAAAGGTAGCATTATTACTGCACACCATATTAATGATTGGGTAGAAAGTTATTTACTTAATTGTTTTAGGGGTCAGCCAAATAATGATGTCTTTTCACTAATTTCTAATTTTAATTCGTTTTCAATTTTACATCCCTTTTTACTCACAAGAAAAAAAGACTTTAAACAGTATGTTGACAGAAACGATTTGGTGAGGTATGTTGTTGATGACGAAACCAACTCTATTATAAAGGGCAGTCGCAGGAATTGGATCAGGAATTTTATTATTCCTCAAATGAAAGAGAATAAACTATCATTAGAAAAATTTGCACAAAGAAAAATTATCAAACTTATTACTGATATAAAACAGAATACTTAAAATACCCGACTATAGCTCAATTGGTCAGAGCAGGAAACTCATAATTTCAAGGTTCTAGGTTCAAGTCCTAGTAGTCGGATTAAACATGGTGTATAGTATTACTCCTACCTTTTAACTGAGAAATCAGTCCCGCCTTTAAAAAGAGAATAATATATGAAATATAGACTAACTCTAGTTTTTTTATTGTCATTACTTTTTGGTTCTTTTTCTTTTAATTGTTTACATTATGACGCCTTAGTAAAAGCAGAGAAAATAAATCAAATTGATCGTGATATGTATTCCAAAATGATAGCAATTTCCTACAATAGAAATGAGCAATAAAATGACTTGTCGCTCAAAACATCTTTCGATATATACCTTTCTTGTTGGAATATTACTTTTTTCAATCGGAATGAATATTATATTCTATAATAGAATTCTTATTCTTCAAGATTTTATTACAGGATGTAATCCTTGGGTTACACCGGATCAATTTGATCGTTTTCGTGAAGAGATTAATCGTCTTGATAATGAAAGATATCAAATAGTTCCACCAACGAAATTCAGTAGTTAGGGGGCGTAACGGATTCGATTACATAATTAAAATTATATTAGCAAGTAGTGGTTGATCGACAGGCCACTTTAAAAGTCGATTAAAACGCTTTAACTGGCGAAACTCAGTTAGCCCTTGCTGCCTAACTAAAACGGGCAGTAACAGACTGCGATTGCGAATGAGGGTAGCGATCAAAAGTCTGTCGTTAAATCCCTCTGCACTTACAATATCCAACGGGTTGTAGGTTAAGAGCAGTTGGTAAGATCAGAAAAATCTTGTTCGTTCTATATTCTGATTTAACTTATGAATGAAATAAACTTGTAGAAGATATTTTTGAGATTATGATAAGACAGGGGTTCGACTCCCCTCGCCTCCATTTAATATTATGTCCAGAAAAATTTGTTCATATTGTGGCAAAAGAAAAAACAAAGGAAGTTTTCCTAAGCATAGTATGTACAAAGATAATTTAGACAGTCGCTGTAAAAGATGTGTTAAAAAACAGTGTAAAGTTCGCGGTAAACTTCATAAAAAAGCCCCGCCTCGTCCAGAGGTATGTGAGTGTTGTAAAAAAGTGCCATTAAAATGGTGTTTGGATCACGATCATTCTGATGATAGTTTTAGAGGCTGGATTTGTGAGCGTTGTAATACTGGATTAGGAAAATTAGGAGACAATCTGAAAGGTATTGTAAATGCTATGAATTATTTATTAAGTCGTAAAAAATAATCAAATGAAACCCTGGATGAGTGATGATGAAATACAAAAAATTTCTGGATATTTAGATACTAACGATGTATGTTTTGAATGGGGTTCTGGTGGATCTACATTGTTTTTTTCAAAATTCGTTAAACATTATACGTCCATAGAATATGATATTAATTGGTATAATAAAATAACAGATTGCATAGATCAAAATAATTTAACTAATATAACATATCTCTATTGTCCGCCAGATAACGATATTAAATTACCAATATTTCATGAACAAAGTAATCCAAAAGATTTTATTAGCTATATTAATATAATTGATAATTTATCTAATATCAAATATGATAAAATTTTTATAGATGGAAGATCAAGAGTGGCATGTGCCAAAAAAGCATTAAGTTATATAGATAAAAACTCTATAATTTTTGTTCATGATTTTTTTGATCGAAAAAATTATTTACCAATTTTAGAAGATTATATGATAGTTGACAGCGTTAAACATGGTCAGTCCCTAGCAATCTTAAAGAAAAAGACTTGACAGTGCTGATACAGTATGGTATACTGCAAAGACACAAGGAGAAATTGGAATGATTCACGATTTTAATTATGTTATGGGAATGGTTCGTGATCTTCGTGCTACTAGCAGCACTATTGATAAACAAGGAATTATTCTGGATTATTGTGGACACAATAGTGCCGCAGCATCTTTCACCAAGAATATTTTGCTTTATACCTATCATCCGTTGTGGCAATATAATATCACTAGTGATAATCTCAAGAAGAAGAATCATCTTGTAGCCAGAAAAAATGAATACAAAAATTTCTTTGATCTACTGGATGCTCTAAAGAGTCGAAAGATTACTGGACACGATGCTATCTCTGCTGTGAATAGTTTTATTGAACACTATTCCGAATACGAAGAACTCATTCATTGTATTATTGATAAGGACTTGAAAACCCGTGCTGGAGACAAGATTATCAATAAGGCTATTCCTAATCATATTCCAGAATTTAGTGTTGCTCTGGCAGATAAGTATGAGCCTAAACTTGTAGACTGGAAGGATGGATGGTATGTCTCTAGAAAGATTGACGGCGCTAGATGTATTGCTATTGTTGATAGTAATGGCGATACTACCTTCTATTCCCGCACAGGAAAGGAATTTGATACTCTTGGTATTGTTGCTGGTGGCATTAAGGCTCTTGGCATTGCTGATGTAGTATTTGACGGCGAACTTTGTCTGGTTGATGACGAAGGCAATGAGGATTTTCAGGGAATTATGAAGCAACTAAAAAAGAAGGATCATACCATCCCTAATCCGTCATATAAGATTTTTGATATGATTAGTCATGACGAATTTTATAGTAAGAAGGGCGAAAAGAATCGTCCTTATTCTATTCGTTACAATAATCTGCGAGAAGTTATGAGAGATAATACTTGTACTTGTCTTAGTGTATTGGCACAATGTAAAATTGAAAACGATGATGATTTTCTGCAATGGACAGACTATGCTACTGATTACAAATGGGAAGGAGTCATGCTTCGTGCTGACGAACCGTATAAAGGCAAACGAAGCAAAGACTTGCTAAAGGTTAAGAAATTTTTTGATAACGAATATAAAGTAATTGATACTGAAATGGGTGATTTCAGATATGTTAAAGATAGTGCTGAATGGGAAGAAACAATGTTGAGTTGTGTTATGATTCAACATAAGAATAATATTGTACGAGTTGGTAGTGGTTTCACTATTGAGCAGCGTCAAGAGTTTTATCAAGACCCTAGTAAGATTCTTGGAAAGATTATTACGGTTCAATATTTTGAAGAAACTAAAAACCAAGACGGTGGAATTAGTCTGAGATTTCCTACTTTTAAGTTTTTGCATGGAACTACAAGAACAGTATAGAGATGGAATTAATCTTAAAAAAACTTACCGATGTATGCGACTTACTAAATAATCAATGTATTATAACTGGTAGTTGTGCTGATTTTTTTCACATAGACTATAAAGACATAGACGATATAGACATTATCATAGAAACTCAACATTTTAATCAGAGTATGTTGGATGATAAGCGTATAATTATAATTGCAAAATTAGTATCTAAAAAAGATGGTCACTTATTGTATAGGTGTCTATTTAATCTAACTAAACTAGATATTTTAGTTAAAGATACAAACTTAATAGATTTTGAAGTAGAACTAATGTCTTGTAATGATAAAATATATAGAGTTTGTTCTAAAAAATCTAGATATGATCAATTAATGAATAATACATATAGAAAACTTAAAAATGAAACACATATTGCTAAAAAATTAGAAAAAGTTAACGAGCGCATCAAATTATATGAATTTATTATATAACTAAATAGATATCCATCTTACTAAATTAAAGCTATTAAAGGAAATACCATTGAATCAAAATATTCCAATATTTTGCATTAACTTAAGAAGAGCCAAAGAACGTAGGCAATTAATCGAAGATGAATGGATTGCTAAATTGGGATTTAATATCCTATTTTTTGAAGCATTTGATAGAAAAGAAATAGACGAAAATAATAATTTTATATACGAGTATCATCCTAAAAATGCTATCTTAAAAATTAAAAGACCATTAAACACGGGCGAGATTGCTTGTGCAACTTCATTTGGTTTATTGACAGAAGTAATATTAAAACTAGGAATAGATAAAGTTATTATAATGGAGGATGATATTTCCCCATTATTTAAATCTAAAGATGAATTTTTTTATATTCTTAATCAAGGTATTGAGGAGTATCCCAACTCAGAAGCATTTATCATGCACAAACCTTTAAGCAATTGGCTATGGGAGCCATCAGATGATAAGTTTTACGAGCGTAAACAATATTTTTCTCTTCTAAAAAGAGCACCATATGGTAATCAGTTCATCTATTTTAATTCTAGACAAGGAATTCAAAAATATCACGATGCTGTCATTAAAATGCAATATCCTGCAGATTTAGTTTGGAATGATATTTTTACTCCAGATAAAACAATGGTTTATGCTAATAATCCATTAGTTTCGCATGACAATACTTCAAATAGTACAACTTATATAGGTAACGAATATCGTGGAATAAAAAGAAGGTATATCAATGATTAAGGATGCTATATTTATATCTGCCGGAAAAAATGAAGACCTTGCTACTTATTGTTTAAAATATCATAAAAATAATTTTGATATTTTTGTAAATATTTACGAGGACTTTTCTGCAAAACCATTTATAGAAAAAAATGCTAAAAAATGTTTTTATTATCCAACTACTAAATTTATAGCCCTAAGTAGAATATATAAAGAATATCTAAGCGAATATAATACTGTCTCTGTTTTTGATGACGATGGAGTATTCATGGATGGATCACCAGAAGATTTGGTCAAATATATTTATAACTATAACTTAGATATAATTTCACCAGCACAACATCCTTATGGTAAAATAAGTACTTATATTGATAGAGTAACTAGACTCCATGATGGAGATCATAAATATAGAATAACTAATTTTATTGAAATGAATTTTCCTGTATTTAAAAATACAGCACTGAAACAATATATGGATATTTATGATGGTAAACTATGTGGCTATGGGAATGACTGGTGGTTCCTCAATGTATTAGATGCTAATAATAAAAATAATTGTGCCATAACAGATAAAGTTGTTATATTTAATCCTCGATATTATCAAAAAAAATACTCTGATAAAAAAAATAAAACCACTGATATAGATCATTTTATGTCTCCAAATGATAGAAAAAAACAATGGCTAGAAACTATGCAAAAATATGATCTAAAAATGTGGGAAATCAGTAATAAGTCAATAATTTATTAATTTGTTGATAGCGATACAACAACGATTCAAGAACCGCCCCTTGACAAGCCGATGTTAGTAGTGTAGAATAGCAGCATACCACTCGTAACACGCTTTGGAGAAAACTATGATCGTTGAAAATACTATAATTCCTGTTCAAAATACTGTCATGGATAAGACTAAGGCAGATATTTTCTTTGAAACTTTTCCGCGAGATAAAGTGGTTTCTTACAAAGAATATTGGGAGAGCGTTCGTCCTCAAAATGTTGAAGATATTTTTCGCCGTTATCTGTTCGCCTATTGCAGCGTCCATACTACATGGAAGGGCAATTGTGCAGGATACAATGCTATCAAGAATTTTAATGAGTGGATCGACAGCAAGGAAACTCTGCTGAAGAAACTCCATAAGAGTGGTGTTGGACTTCACAATAATAGAACCAATTATATTTGGGACTTTAGCGAGAAGTTTTGGGCCAATCCTAAAGACTTTTATTTTACCACTAAGAAAGGCCATGTTAAAAAGCGTGACAGTATTCTGAACAAGATTAGTGGAATTGGTCTGGCTAAGATTAGTTTTGCTCTTGAAATGATTCATCCGAATGAGGCAAGAGTATTGTGTGGTGACGTTCATCAACTTCGACTTTACGATATGGAACATCTCAAGTATAATAAGAGTAAGAGCGGCTCCACCATTTATAAAAAGATGGAGCGTCACTGGATGGTTAATTGTGGTAAGCACAAGATCCCTTCCTATATTGCTCGATCTATTTACTGGGACGCCCTGCAAAAGAAGGACGATAGTAGATATTGGAGTTTCGTTCTTGAGGATTAATTATGAGTACAAATGGAAAAGGTTCCAAAAAAAGACCACGATTAGTAGATCAAGAAACATGGGATAAAAACTATGAAAGAATTTTCCGAAAAAGTAAAAATACTAAACATGGTAAAGTTCGAAAAAAATAGAACCACTTTCATATTATGCGATTGTAGAAGTGAAGTTTTGGTTTTAGAATATGATAGCGAATATGACCTAATTGAACTATCAATATATGAAAATTTATCATCGTATAGTCATAAGATGTCATTTTGGCAGAAACTACGCTATATTTATCAAGTTTTGATAAAAGGTAAGCCATATTCTGATCAAATAATCTTGAATAAAGAACAGATTAAACATATGACTAATTTTTTAACTTTAATAGACTAAGTTAGTGTATATTTACTTGGAGGGCGATATTATGGAATATGATGTATATATTCAAGATAACTTTTACAAAACAATTTCAGCAAAGTTTGTCTCAGATATTTTGAGAATAGTTACCCTTGATATTCATAACAATCTTGTTCCAAATTTTGACGATTCTAGGCCAGCATCAATAAAGATCATCCCCGTAACAAAATAATATGGAGTCATATTATGATTATGAAAAATACAGTTACCGATGAACTCGTTAACAAAATTTATCATCTAACTAAAGCCCTAGATACTGCAAAAGACGCCATAAATACTCTGCAAAAAGAGAACGAAAATCTTAAAAGCCTATTGGAAAATATTAGCGGCGATCATGTAGAATATAACGAACACGAATATGCTGGTGTTATATGAGTTTAAGTAAATCAAGATCCAATAGAGTATTTTTAGGAGTTTGTGGAGGTCTAGCAGAGTCAACAGGGATTGATGCTCCAATAATAAGATTAGGCTTTATTTTAGGAACTATTTTTACAGGATCTATTTTATTTTGGATATATTTAGTATTAGGATTAATTCTTCCATCTAGAGACTAATGATATATTTTCTTTCAGATACCCATTTTGGACACAATAGGGTTATTGGATATTGTCAGCGACCATTTTCATCCACAAAAGAAATGGATAGCACAATATTAGACTCTATAAATAGTGTTGTTAAGCCAAAAGATACTATATATTTTCTTGGAGATTTTTGCCACAGGGGTGGAGATCCTAAAAAATATCGTAAAAAAATAGAATGTGATAATGTTCATATAATTCTTGGTAATCACGATGATGAAAAAAAGTTTTCATCTAAAGATTTTGCCAGTATAAGTTTGATGAAAGAAATTATTCACTGTAATCAAAGAATAATCTTATTTCATTATCCTATGAGAGCATGGAACAAAAGTTATCGAAATAGTTGGATGCTTTATGGTCATGTTCACGGCAGACTTCACAACGAGGATATGTCATTAGGACGCTATACGCTTGATGTAGGAGTGGATAATAAAAGGGATGGGATGCAATTTGGTACACCTTGGAGTTTTAAACAGGTTCAGTGTCTATTCTCTGACAAGAAAAAGAAATTTTCAAGACTGCCCAGTTGACAAGCCGATACACTGTGTTAGAATGATAGAGTTGACGCGAGGGATTCAATCGTGTTGGTTGACTCGCTGAAACAAGATTGGAAATGATTTGGAGGTTGATTATGGCTGAAGTTACTACGGTTGAGAAGCAGAATCGCGTTCGTTGCAGCGATGAGCAGTTCCTTGAGGCAGTTTTTTCCAGCAAGACTTATGCTGAGATTGCTTCTAAGACAGGTCAGAAGGTTGCTAGTACAGCGGCTCGTTACGCTCGTACAAAGGCCGCTCTGGCTAAGAAGGGCATTGAACTGCCTGAGATGGAACGTGCGAAGCCAACCAAGACGGTTGATAATGTTGAGGCTATGGCAGAGGTTGTTCGTCGCCTCAAGGCCCATGCTAACGGTTGATTAAAACCAAAGGGTGATCGGCTACAATATTTAAATGGTTGAGGCACACAAAGTATTCAACCTCAAATCATTACTTGTTGTAGTCGGTCACTTTATGGGGCTTTGGCGAAACAGGCAGACGCAAGGGACTTATACAATTTGAGTGCATAAGGAGAAATCTTTATAGTAGAACCTGTCAAATTCGGTGAAGGCTTAACTGCTAATACCGAGCCAAGCATAGAAATATGAAGGTGTAGAGACTTGACGGCAGGAACCTAAAATGAAAATTATGGTTAAGATAAAGTCCAGACTACAAACCGAAAGGGTAGTGAAAACTATAGTAGTAAGAAAATCCCTCGGAGAAATCCATGTGGGTTCGATTCCCACAAGCCCCACTATTTATTTTTTGCACGATAGTTGTCAGTTAAAGCATGACAGTTAGGACAAAGTAATTCAAGATTGGATAAAGTATTATTTAAATTATTACCATCTTTATGATGTAATTCAATAGGAATAAGTTGATTAAGCCAAGTTTTTTGTTTACAATTGTTGCATTTATGTTCAAAAATTTGTTCTTTAATTAGTCTCTTTTTAAGTTTCCAACTTTGTATAGTTTGTTTATTAGAAAGATAATCTTGAATAGATCTTTTTGGACCTAATTTTTGACCTTTATTCCAACCCTGTAAAGTAAAATGAGAAATATCAATATTATACAATTTAATATGTTTCTTTAGACAGGCATAATTTCCTCCTGCTGGAGCGATATTCATTTTTTGTAGACATTGACGATAACTAAAAGATTCTGAACAAATTTTAGATAAATTTTCTTTTGTATAATGATGTTTATTATTCATAATCTCTCCTCTTGACATTCAAAAAGCAAACGCTAAAATAGATATACACCAAAACCTTTTAAGAACAAGGAAAACAAATGAGCAAAAATACTCTGGAACTGTACAAGATTGGTAGTAAGGTTAAGTTGGCTGAAGATGTTTACGGAACTATCGTTGGTATTCATATCACTGGAGATAACCATGTTACTTATGAATGTGGTTGGTGGAACTCTCGTTCTTATTCCACAGAAAATTTTGCTTCTAATGAAATCGAAGTTACGGTAGCCGAAAAAACTAAAATCGGATTTGCATGAAATATGGTAACTTATCCAAATCGACTCTTTAAGGGTTGGTGTTCTAATGAAGGTAATCCACGATCTCATATTCTTCATTATCATATTTATACTGTTCGAGATATTACTGACTATGCTGGCGGAAGTATTCCAGAAGAAGTAAATAGTTTTGAAGAGTATTTTAACGCTGATCTTTTAGCAAAAGATGATCCGTATTACGCTGTTTACGCAACATTCAAAATGGATATTCCAAGAGGCCCAATTAAAATCTTTGAAACTCCAGACTTAAAAGTTGCAGTTTATGTTGTTGAGCAATTGACAGGTAATAAAGTTAAAGAAGATGAAGTATATAATTAAGTCAGATTTTATTAATGAAGGTGGTAGTGCTGAGTTTTATCCTATCTATAAAAATAAAAACTTAGGATTCAAACAATTCTCTTCTAAAAAAGAAGCAAATTATGCTTATCAAAAGCAAAAATTATTGTCATCAATTGGTTTTGCCCCCAAAGTAATAGGAAAAGTTTGTAAACTAAATATAGATCTAGGTTATTATAAAGATAAAACTAATTGGGGTTTTGTTACAGAACGAGCAAAAATTGCTGATGAAAATTCATGGAGTAAAAAATTAAATAAAATACAAAATTTGGTTGATGCTATTCAGCAAAAAACTGGATTAAAATTTTGGGATTGTCACTATTACAATCTTGGGTATATCAAAAGAAAAAATAGGGCTAAATTAGTTTGTATTGATACTGGAAAAGAAAGTTTTAGTCCGCTATGTAATGCTTGGGGAAATGAAAATCCTGGGCCAAAATGCGGTTATTGCAACGAATATCTCTGCAACTGTTGAGATATTTTCTGATCTGAATAATGGTGTATTTGTTAATAAAGGAGTAACACTATGTCTAAAGAATTCGATCAGATATTAAAAGAACTAAATAAACAGAATAAAGACCTTCATAGTATTGATGTTCAAATATCAAAAGCACTAGTTAAAGATATTAGTGATATTAAAAAATCTGTTAAAACTATCGAAAATCGAATGGTATTAATGGAAAATGTTTTAACTCAATTATTTGAAATGATTAATAATCTTACTATTTTTATAGATGAAGCAGAAGATATAGCAAATGGTGAGGATTTAGATGATGAAGAAGATTGGACTCCATATGATGAAAGAAACTTTTCATATGACGATGATAATGATCAAGAAGATATAGGTGGAGATAATTATTGGAGCAGTCATGAGGATGACAGTTGATGGCTAGTTTAGCATTATTAGTTGGTTTAATGCTTTTGTTTGTAATGCTTTTGGGTCCAGCAACTTGGTTATTGAGCAAGTCGGAGTATATTCCAAGAGAACTTATATGGTTCATGGGTTTATTTAGCATAGGAATTGGTTTATATTGGTTTGTCTTACCAGTAAATTTTTTACGATTTTTTGGACTCCTTACGGCATATTTAGGATGGTTGGCGATAAGTTCTAAAGAGAAGGGTCTTGACAGCCGATAACCTTATGGTATGATGACAGCATCACAGGAACGATTCACAGGATTTTTGGAGAAAAACAATGAAGTTGGCAGATCGCGTTATTGAAACTCACAGTGCTGGTGTTCAGAGTGCTTCTGGTTTTACCATCGCACAAACTAGCAAAATGTTTAAAATCCTTTCGGACTCTCTTTATTCCGATAAGGTAATGGCAGTTATTCGTGAACTGTCTACTAATGCTTATGATAGTCATGTTAGTGCTGGCAATAAGAATCCTTTTAAGGTGACGTTGCCTACTGCGGCTAATCCTAATTTTATCGTGCGTGACTATGGTACTGGTCTTAGTCAGGCGGATATGGAGAACCTTTATACCACCTATGGTGCGTCTAACAAGAATGATAGTAATGATTTTGTTGGTTGTCTTGGTCTAGGGTCTAAGAGTCCTTTTGCTTATACCAAGAGTTTCACGACCAGTTCTTATTTTAATGGTCAAAAGTACACCTATATTGCCGCTATTGATGATAATGGTGTTCCTACTCTTAATCTGTTTAATGTGTGCGAAACTGATGAACCTAATGGTCTTGAGATTAGTTTTGCTGTTAAGCACTATGACTTTACTGAATTTAGTCAGAAGTCTATTCGTATCTTCCATTACTTTAAGATGAAGCCAATTATTGAGGGTGGCGTTATTCCTTCTCTCAAGGATCATGCTTATAGTAATAAGAACATTGTTATTAGTGGTGATGGTTGGAGAGTCTGCCGACTTTCTAATGACCATAATCATTATCCTAGCACATATCATCATATTGATAGTGGTATTGTTGCTCTTATGGGTAATATTGCGTACCCTGTTGTTGCCTCTCAACTTGTTGGCGAACAAAAAGCAGAACAGTCAGAGCATATTGCCAAGTGGAATAGAGCATTTGGTAAGGCAGATATTGATAGTTGGAAGAGTTTTGTAACCGAAATTCTTAACCAGAATCTTTATCTTGAACTGGATTTTGGTATCGGGGAACTTGAGATGGACGTTTCCCGTGAAGGATTGCAGTATACCAAGGCTGTTATTAAAGCCCTTCGTGAAAAGACTCAGGGTATTTATCTTGAGATGAAGGAAGAATTCAGTAAGAAGATCGCCGCTGCTAAAACCAGAATCGAAGCAATTAGCACATATTACCAGTTGAATGATCTTGCTGGTGGATGGGGCGTTGGTGCTTCATGGACTGATAGTAATGGCAAGGTTCATAATATCAACAGTGGCGAAGATATCGAATATAAGATTCCTGCCGGAAAGGCTCTGTATGTTTTTAACTACAGAAGTGCTGGCTATCGTTCTCGCCGCATGGTTTATATGACCAATCATCTTCACCACAATACTCTTACTGGTAAGGGTGAATACTACTATAGTAGTCAGCGTAAAACTGGGCCACTTGCTTTCTTTGTTTGTGACGTTAAGAGCGAAGAAACGGCTAAGAAAATCGTGACTCGTTATTGTAACGAGAAGGATTGTTTTGCGTACTTGATGATCGACAGTAAAGATATTTCAAAGTCTAATGAAGGTTTTGATAAACTTATTGAAGATGTTGGTAGTCATAACATTCTTAAGGTCAGTGACTATAAGCACTTGATTAAGAATAACTCTCCACGAAAGTCTGGAGTTAGAGACTCTAAGGGTAGTGTTAGCGATCAAGATGTATTCTTTATCAATGGAGCATCTAAAGATGCTGGTAGTCTCAGTGTAGAATACAATGATGCCCTTAATCTGAAAACTCTTACGAGTGATGAACTGGATGAACTTATCGACCAAGATAGTATTATTTATGTTCCTATTTTGCGTTATCAAAGCACACCAGAATTTCCTAAGATTAGCAATATTGTTGGATTGTTTAGTAACGAAAATATCAAGAGTCTATTCGGTAATGTCAAGGTTTATGCTATCAAGAGTAATTTTGTATCAAAACTGCAAAATGAAGGATATAACCTTACCGACTTTAACACTTGGCTAAAGAATATTCTTTCAACTTATGTTAAGGACTACTTTAACAGTGCCAATGAATACAACTCTATTGTTGAATTCTACAAAAAGGAATTTATCAGTAAGGATGACGATAGCGTTAATTATTACTACAATCGTGGAACATTGGTTAGTCAGTTCTCTTGTCATATGTTGAGTATTTTTGGTCTTGACTATAAGAAATATATCAAGAATACTGAACTGTCCAATGTTATTGATAGTTTTCTTGTAATGGAATTCTTTGCTGATACTATGCACAGAGCAACTTTTGATCTAAAGCGATTCTCTCAGACTGAATATTTTGATCATATTAACTCTTTGCTCAAGGATCGAGGTATTGATAATTTTGACAGTAAGGAACTCAAGAAGAAAAATGTACAGTATAATACTCTGATAAATAATATTGAACATGAGATGTTCGCCCATCATGATGATGCTGAATCGTATGTTAAATTGTTTAAGTCTGAGACTAAAGCAACCAAGCATAAGTTGACCAAAGCGACTGACTTGAAGAAAATTCTTAAAGTCGAGGTTGACAAGAACCCGATGTTGAAGTATATTATGGGAAGCAACCAGCATAACGGCAATCTTAGAGATTTGGACAGTAAGAATAATCCTATCTCTCAATTTGCTGATTCTTACTATGGTAAGAGAAATTCTGCATGGGTTGAGAGTATGGATAGTGATAAGGTTGAGTTGTTCAAAATTCAGTTGAGTAGTCTTATTAAGTAAATTTCACAGGTAACAAGGAGTTTTAATTATGGCTGTTCCGTTTATGTTCGTTGATGGCAACCTTACGGTTGTTCTTAACAATAAGAGTTATCAGGTTCTGCCTGATCATATTAACTATAAGATGATTCTGGAGGCTCTGCCTACTGCAACATCTGATGAATTGCTGGAAATTGTGGATGTAGAAAAGGCAGTCGCCGCATTTAGCGACGGTCTTGTTGAGATTAAGAATGGACAGGTCACTTATGAGGGTGAGGTTGTTCATGGTAGCATCAGTAAGCGTATTCTGGAGTTTATGAGCAAGGGTCTACCTTTCCAGCCCCTTGTTACATTCCTGAATAATCTTATGGAAAATCCTAGTATGCAGAGTCAGAAGGAACTTTATGATTTCCTTGAGCATGAGCATCTGCCTATTACTGAGGACGGTCATTTTCTTGCCTATAAGGCAGTCAGGAATGACTTTATGGATAAGTATCGTGGGGTTTTCGACAACCATGTTGGAAATGTCTGCGAAATGACACGATCAAAGGTTGACGATGATCGTGGTCGAGGTTGTTCTAACGGACTTCATGCTGGTGCATTGAATTATGTGGCCGGTTATGGTAGTCTTGAGTCTGGCGATAAGATCGTTATCGTCAAGATTAATCCCCGTGATGTTGTGAGTGTTCCTAGTGATTGTAATTTTGAGAAACTTCGCACTTGCCGATATGAAGTAGTCGGAGAGTATCAAGGCGAACTTCTCAAGCCACTTTATTCGGCTAGTCTAGATGCTGGAGTTGATTATGACTCTGACGAGGATGATGAAGAATACGATAACGATTATGATTGGGGATGGAATGACGAGGATGATGAAGATGACGGTGCGTATGCCGAAGATTACGATGATGAGGAAGATTACGACAATTACAACTGATTCTTAAAAAGAAAGTGGAGTTTGGTGACTAAGATCATAGCCTCTGGTTGATAAACTCAACAAACGCTATGTGAGAGAGGTTCGATTCCTCTCCCGCTATTTTGCTGATAATGATAGTAATGGGTTTGCTATCCCGGCACGGTTAATTAATCACAGGAATAAAGATTATGTTTAATGGAGATCTTGGTTTTAATCCTTACGACAAGAACACGAATAATGCTTTTGACAATGCTCATTGTATAAAGAGAGCACAGTTTATTAAGTCTTTTGGTAGTCAGCAGATTTATTGCTACAATGGTAATCCTCGCAAGAAGATTAGTAGCATGGCTCATACTGACAATCTAACAACAGCAGTTCATGCTAATCTGAATAACGATTCAGACGTTTACTTTTATGTTAATGGTGGACGAAAGCAGTATGCTATTAACGAAGTACGAGCCTGTTTTGTTGATATTGATGCTGGTCGAGACTCTAGTGGCAATTATCTGCCTTCCAAGGAAGTGATGGCTAAGAAACGAGAGTTTCTTGATAAGATCAATAATTTCTCTGTTAAACCTAGTTGGGTTGTTGATACTCGTAATGGTTATCAAGTTTACTGGATTCTCGATGCTGGTAGCCGACAGTCTCTTAATAAGACTCGCTGGAACGGTATTCAGAAGAAACTGGTAAATTACTTTGGTGGAGATGCAAGAGCCATCAAGATTAATCAGATTTATCGTGTTCCTTATACTTGGTGGCGTAAGTGTTGGGAGAAGAAGGCTCCTTATTACTCTACTATTCTACAAGGTTCGTCTGGTCAGACAATTAATGTCAAAGACTTGATTGAGGCATTAACTGGTCAACCAGCAACGGTCACTATTGTTCCTAACGCAACAAGCGATGCTTGGTTTGATCAATGGAGAAAGAAATATAAGCAGTCTGATGTTACGGGGGTTGCTGTGTCTCATAATGCCGCTACTGATATTTTAAGGTCACTATCTAATCAAGATTGTGGTCAAAAGAATACCAAGGATAGTGTGTGGGGAGACTTTAATAAGAAACTCGACAACACTAATCAGTATGGCGAATATAAGTGCAACAAGTCTTTTAATAATAATTACGAGAAGGCTTATGGCGATCCGTCGCCAGTATTGCCCTCTCATGCTGATGACAGCGGTTTAGATTTGAGTGAGTCCCAGGTTAAACTCTTAAAAACTGTGGTCGAGTACCTCAACCAAGCATCCACAGCGTTGTATTTCAGCAACAACCGATTCCTTTCTGGTGCTGCTAGAGACTTGGCAAGCCAGATTAGTGATAAGTTTTGCGTAGGTTGAATTATGAATAATCAAGACTATTCAGAAGATAATGATCCTTATAAGTTCTTCTTTCAGATAGATACTGAGTGGCTCAAGAAATATATGGATAGTCTGCTTAATAAGATAGAATATAAATGGATAACTAAGGAAGTTATAGAGGATGCGTTAAAGAACCTACCCAATTATAATACCCCGTTACTTCCAGATGGATTTTCTCCGATTGCGTTACCTGTGAATAGTTGGCTCTCCAGTACAGCGGGGGATAAAAACTCCCTGTACTTGGGGAACAACTATTGGAACGAAGGAGTATGGAAAAAACAACACTTTATACAAGATAAATTACAAAACGAATATGTCAAACATTTACAATCTAATGCTGGATATTTCTTATCTCAGCCTAAATATTACAAAGGATTGTATGAGATACTTAACTAGGAAATATCATGAGTTCTATAAATGATGAATGGTTTGTTGTAACAAATCTGGATGAACTAATTAATGCTACTAGAGCATTAGTTTTCAATAATTTTGGCAAACAAGACAGTAAAGAGCCAGATATTATATCTTTTACGATACATCCAGATGATTTAAAAGAGATAGATACTGTTCTATCCTTTGAAGAATCAAAGATAATCGTAGATAATTTATTGAAAAAACAAACTCATAAAATTACAAAACAAATCAGGTATATGGTCAATGATCAAAAGTTCTCTGAGATTATATCCTCTCTAAACGATAGAATGGTAAGCAATATATTAAATAGTCTTGTTAATAAAGGTTTAGTAGAAACTGCTTACGATAGCGATAGTAACGATTTTATTTTTTGGATACCAAACAATGATAACAAAGACGAAAATCCAGAAACCGATTGATATTGATGTATCATTAAAATATATTTGTCCCAATGATAATTGTAAATTTGATCACTGGCTCTTTTTAAGAGAAGCCCAATCAAAAAACTTTAAAGTAGTTTGTGAGTGCGGCACAATCTTTAAACCAAAACGCATAAAAACAATTGAAGTAGTCTACGCTAAGGCAGAGTCAGTTGAAAAACCAGTGGACAGCGAAGAAGAGTCTGGTAAAATAGATACTTTGCCTCAGTGTGTTATCAGAGCAATCAAAATGATGGTATCTTTAGGATACTCAAAAAAAGAAGCTCAGATAAATATTATGTCTGTATATAATGCAGAAAAAATTGAGGATCATGCTGTTCTTGTGAAAAAAGCAATATCACTTATTGGAGGAATATGATGTCTAGAGGAATACGACCGTCTACATTTGATGAGATTATTGGGCAGGATGCTGTTATCAAGCGTCTGAGAGTATCTGTGATGGGCTGTAAAAACGGTGGTGGTACGATGCCTCACGTTTTAATAGATGGGCCACCGGGGCTAGGCAAGACTACTATAGCCAGTGCCATAGCCAACGAAATGGGCGTAAACCTGTATACCACAAACGCGGCTTCTATCAGAAGTATTAAAAATATTATGCCGTACATTATGGGTATGACGCCACGCTCTGTCTTATTTATTGATGAGATTCATAGGCTTCCAAAGATTGTAGAAGAATTTCTTTATCCTGTGATGGAAGATTTTGTGATTAATATGACAGTTAAAGACGATGACGATAAAGAAAAGCCAGAGACTATTGATCTGCCAGTATTTACTGTTGTTGGGGCGACAACAAGCGGAGGCAGTTTAAGCCAACCGTTTTATGATAGGTTTACAATTAAAGAACATTTGTCATTTTACAATGTAAATGATCTAGCTAAACTAGCAAGGTTGAATTGTGACAAACTAGGCATAGTCATGGAGGATCAAGACCTCTTAGAAATTGCTAAAAGAAGTAAAGGGACTCCACGAATTTTAAATGCTAGACTACAATGGTATAAAAACTATAAATTCTGTCATAATGATTCGTCTACAATTGATGATATTTTTAATGTACAGGGAATAGATGAAAATGGATTGGATGTGTATGATAGAATGTATCTATCAACACTTCAAAAAAGTAAAGGTACTCCTCTTGGTTTAAAGTCCATATCATCTATGACAGGTATTGCTATTGATACTATTGAAAATAGTATTGAGCCATATCTTGTTAGAAAAGGATATATTATCAGAACTCAAAAGGGGCGAATTATAGGCGACATATGATGAAGATTTTGGGAATTGATTTTGGTATTAAATCTAGATTTTTAAGATTTGCTACCAGATCGCCCAAATGGTCATCTGTTAGAAAACAACATTTAAAGGATAATCCTTGTTGTGCTGCTTGTGGCAGATGTGATAAATTAGAAGTTCATCATATAGAACCTGTTCACGTTAATCCCAACAGAGAATTGGATCCGTCTAATTTAATAACATTGTGTGACAGTCCATGTCATATGGTATTTGGTCACTTAATGAACTATAAAAGTTGGAATTCAAACGTAGCATCCGATTGTCAAGAATATCTGCTTAAAATTAAAGATAGACCATAATAACTAAGGGGGCCTTTTGGCCCCTTTTTTTATTGACTCTTGGTGTAAAAAGACTATAAGAGGAATCATAATGGTATCTGAAATATACTATCTTATTATATTAAATATATTGGTCTTTTTTTGTGGATATTTTTACGGAAGAACTCAGTGTGTGGCAACTAACACTATTGGACTTGTAAATAGTAAAAATAAAAATAAATCAACTTTTCAGAACAACGATGCTCAACAGTCTGTATCAATAGACGAGAGGAAAGTTGTTACCAAAATTAGTACAGATAATTTAGAAAAAAAATACGATAATATTGGGGAAACAAAAAAAACAGATGATAATATATCTTCTGCGATTAATAAATTAAAAAACATGAAAGGATAAATTATGGCAAAAGGCTTAGATGTTGGTACAAGTTATATTATATTATCTCAAGAAACTAAAGATGGTATTGAATATAAAGATTTTAGGGATGCATTTTATATCATAAAGCCAACAACCCCAG